GGAATGGAGATTGTTCCACCTAAACATGAATCAGGTCAATATAAGACATCACCTAATCTTCCTAAAATGCATCAAGTATGTATAGCAGTAGGAAAAAGGGCTTCAGGTAAAACAACAGCAGTAGTTAATTTAATAGAAAAAATGAATTTTGATTATGTAATAGCAGTCTCTCCAACTTTAAATAGTAATAAAGAAATTATGAGTAGATTAAAGGTAGAACATATTTTTGAGGATACAGACGACACAGCAATAGTAGATAACATAAAAAATATTATTAATCAAGAAGCAAGAGATTTAGAAACTTATTTAGAAGACCTTAAAAAATATAATAAATTAATGAAAGACATTAAGTCAGGTAAATATATGGGTAATGATGATTTACTATTACAATTCTTTAATGATGAAGATAATATGTTTTTAAAACCTACTCATAGATGGAATGGAGAAAAACCAAGAATAGCAGTTTTAATAGACGATGCTATGGGAAGTCTATTATATCAAAAACCTCGTAAATTAAATAATTTAGCAACATTAAGTCGCCATACAGGTCAATTAGCAGATGGGGGTTCAATTGGTTGCAGTTTATTTTTTTTAATTCAATCATTTAAGGCACAAGCAGGAGGACTTTCAAAAGTTATAAGAAATCAAGCAACAAGTATGATATTGTTTAAAACGAAAGACCAAAACGAGTTAGAAGATGTTTATGAATCTGTTGCTGGAGAGATTGATAAAGATACATTTTATAAAATATATGATAAAGCAATTGGCGAAGGTAATAACTATGAATTTTTATTTATAGATTTTCATCCCAAAGAAGGTCAAAGCATGTTTAGACAGAGATTTGATGTATTCTTGTTTCCAGAACAATTATAATAAAATTGATTTAAAGATAAAAGTTTATAAAGGTTTATAAATGCCTAAAAAAGAAATTACTGATTATGTTATATATAAAATTATTTGTAATGATGAAAATATAAAAGAATGTTATGTTGGTTCAACATCTAATTTTAAAGTTAGAAAAAATCATCATAAATATCGTTGTGTTAATAATGAATGTAATTGTAAAGTATATAAAACAATTAGAGAAAATGGAGGTTGGAATAATTGGTCTATGATGCCTATTGCTGAATATAAAGATTTAACAAATATTCAATCACGAATTAAAGAAGAAGAACACAGAGTTTTATTAAACGCACAAATGAATGATAAGAAAGCATATACAAGTTTAGAAGAGAGAAAAACAGATGTTAAAAAATATAATGAAGAATATAAAAATCAAAACAAAGAGCAAACAAAAATATATCAGAAAGAATATAGGAAAGCAAATAAAGAAGCAAAAAGACAACAAGATATAAAACATTATGAAGCACATAAAGAAAAAATTAAAGAAAGACAGAAAGCATATTACGAAGCAAATAAAGAAAAAATTAATGAAAAGAGAAGAAACAAGATTTAAAATAACTAATTATATATATTATTTTTTTATAAAAGTTATATATATAAATGTCTCAAACAAAAAGCACAAGAGTTTCTTGGAGGGAAGAGACTGTATGTAATTATACAGATACAAAATTTTTACAAAGCAACCCTCAATGTAGTATAAGAGAGATTAGTAGTGTTGTTGAAGAGTTTGACCCTATTACTATAAGACAGGAACATTTTGATTTTGTTTTAAGAAGAAATCAAGCAGTACCACAACCATTAACAGCACCAACAAGTATAAATCCTGTTAGTAATCGTAGAGATATTATGCCCCCACTTACTGTAGATACATATATAGATAGAGTTGCTTTTGATAATGCCGAAGTAGCTCCTATACTTCGTGCTGGAAGACAAAACATTCCTAATATGTCTAATGCTATTGATAATGTAATTAATAGAATAGAATATGCAAATAGATTAAGTCAATTAAATCAAGAAGGTGTAGGATTAGAACAATTACCTGATAAATCAAATGTAAATAAAATAGCAAAACCAACAGAAACACCAGTAGAAAAATTTAATAGAATGTATGAAAATATGATACAAGTGGAACTAGCTGAAGGATATTTAATTCCAACTGCTCCTGAAGGTATGACAGGTATGGAAAAACAAAAATATATTATGGATGAAATAATTAGAAGCACAGATGCTGAAGGACGAGGAATTGCAAATAAAATAGGAACAGCAAAAGAAACTATTTTAACAGCAGACGAAGCATATAAAAGAGTTAATTCTGCTTATGAGAAAGCAATAGTTAGTGATCCATTTGGTGGATTAAATGATTATGCTATTGGTAGTGATTTACTTAATAATCCATTTGGTGGATTAGGTGATTTTGTTACTGGTAGCGATTTAACAGCAGACCAACGAGAAACATTAAGATTGACTGCTGAAATTGAAGAATCAGTAATGAAAGCAAGAGCTAAATCAAAAGGTAAAACAAAAATATTAATAGACGAGGCTGTTCCTAGTTCTAAAACACAAGGGACAGAATTAACAGATTTAAAATTAACTAGTAAAGCATTAGAAAAAGGATATGGAAAACAAACACAAAGAGGTTCAGCAGGACAAGGTTCTTCTAGTGACCCAATTGCTCCACCAACAGATGTGTTAAATATTAATATGCTAACTCACTCACTACCACTTGAAGTATTACAAGTATCATTTGAAATGCCCCCTGAATTACAAAATTTAAAAATTCCAAATATGCCTGACCCAACAAAAGTAGTAGATAGTGCCTCGTATAGAATTGAAAAATCAATATATGAAACAAAATTAGCAGAATTATTTAAAGCAATTGATGGTTCTTATAAAATAGATAATTATACTAAACAAATACTAAAAAAACAAATAGAAATACATCAGGAAGAGGTTAATTTGAGAGCAAAAATTGCTAGTAATCCAGCAATTATAGAAGACACAACACTTATATTTGGTGGTGAATTTAACCAACCTAATTTAATTAATTTGGAAACAACTAAATTTGAAGCACAATTAAACAAATTATTTGTAGAACAACAAATCTATAATGAACTACGAGGAATACCATCAGCAGATAGAGCAGTTACTTTATTAGAAATGCAATCAAATTCTTCTAATTTTACTGAGTATTTTCAAAGTAGAACAGGAAAAACAATTTCACAAAGCGACCTAGTTGAATCTCTTGGAAAAGTAAGTGAGGTAATGGCTAATTTTGAAAAAGCAAATCCACCAGTTACACAAATACAACCGCAACAACAAGCATCAATATCAAATGCTGTTAAATCTATAAAGTATAGTGAAACATTTAAAAATATAAACGCTACAGCATTAGGAGAAGCATTAGGTCATACAGTTGCTGGTATGGCCGCAGCTATGGTTATAGCTCATTTTGCTGGTGAAAGTCAAATTTTTAAAAATATTGAAGACATCTATATGCGAGGGGCAGCTATTGGTGCTACTGTTGGTGCGGCTGGAGCTATTCCAACAATTGCGTCAAGGTTTTTTGTTATAGCAACAAGAAATGCTATAACTATTGGCGGTGAAACAGCATTAGCAGCCACAAGTAGAGCATTAGTTAGAGGTGCTATTACATCAATTGGAGAAATAGTAGCAGGTGGTATTGTTGGTGCGGCTCTTGTTCCATTAGATATGCTTTTTCAAGATTTTTTACTTAAAAATGGATTTACTCATGCTGGTGCTGGTGCTTTATCAGGAGCAACTATGGCTGGTATAGGAACTGTAACATCTTTAGCAATTAGTGCTACTGTTGAAAGTATAGCAGCTGGTGCTTTTACAGTAGGGGCTGCTTTAGCACCAGAAACATTAGGTCTTTCTGTTGTAGTAGCATTAGGAACAATGGCGTTTGCGGCTATTGTAGGAGCAGCTATGGGAGCGTTTGGAGATGATAGAGCTCGTAGAGATAGAGATACTCATAATATTAATAGAAGATGGATATTACAGAATTTAGCAAGAAATAATTTTAATGTTATTGAAACTTTCCATGAATTTGAAAGACAAAAATATGGAGGAAGACTTGCGACAAATAAAGAAAGCGATGATGATTTTGGTGATTATGAAACAGATGCGAGACCATTTATCGAAATGTTACTAACAAAATTTGAAGGAAGAACATTTCCACATAGTAATAATAATGTATCGCTAGATAGTTTAAGTGAAAAAGAAAAAAAAATTCAAGAGTTAATGGCTCGTGATTTATTACCAACAGTAAGAGACCTTGCTCTCAAAGACGGACACCCTGAAATTGCTGAAGCTATAGAAAAATTACCTGATTATAAACCTATATCACAAGAAGATTGGGAATGGTTAGATAAAGCAACAGATAAAACATGGTATAGAGATAGTTTATTATCAGGACAAATCCAATATGAAGAATTAAAATTCACACAAATTAAGAGTGCGGACGCTCAACAACAATTATATAGAATATGGAATGATACTCATACATTAGAATACCCCCCTGAATTAGTTGTATGGGCTATGAAAGATAGTTCATTTGCGACAAGATTTACACAATCAAGAATATATGACGCTCAAAGAATAATAATGGAAAATTTCCAAGAAAATGGTAAATTATTTGAAGAAAATCAAGCAAGTGTTATAGCAATGGCTTGTACCAAAGACCCAACTATAACAGCATATATTGATCCTGATGGTATATATGGATTTCGCAGATTATTTACAGACTATACTAATAATATGCAAACAACAGCAGATAGTATGAATATTACTATACCACAACTATTATCATTACAAAACTTACCAGTAGATAGACGAGAACGAGCATTTTTAACATATCAATATAATACATTGAGAGAAAATACTTTAACAAGAGATGAAATAGAAAATCTACAACGCTATGATGAAGAAAATAGAGCAATAGCTGCTAGAGGTTTTTATAGTAGAGACGATGAAATATTAGCAATTACACCTGTAGAAGAATATGGAACTTGGAATCCTGCGGACGCTCAAATATGGAGAGCTCAAGAAGCAGGAATGACTTTACGACAATATGTAGATTATATGCATTTATTGTCTATGGGTGATAGAGGAGATATAAATAATTTACCTGAATATTCTCCTGCTGAAGTAACAAGACAAAGACAAGAAGATAGAATAGCATTTCAAAGACAATTAGATTTAACACATAATAGTGACTTAATAATATATGATGAAGCAACTCAAAGATTTGTAATTAATTATAATATTTATATTACTGGTGGTGAAAATATAGCAGAAAGAATGGAGAGAATGAATACAACAAATATGTATTATAGTCCTAGAGCATATCAAAGTGATGAGAACTTTCATACTATGATAAGTGGAATGAATGAAGCAAATCAACAAACATATGACGCTTATAATTTAAATTTAGCAGCTGATTTATTAGATTATAACGAACAATATGAGAGACAAGTTTTTGAATATAATGATTATCAACATATTACAGGACAACAAAACTTTTTATATTTTGATGCGAACGCTGAATATCATGCACGACGATTAACATATAACCCTATGAGTACTGACCCTAATGATTATATAACAAAACCACCAGTAGAGCCACCAAGAATTAAACCTAATCCATATGAAATAAAGAACGGAAAACCACCAAGATTAACAACAGATGATAATATTGAGGCTTTGTTAAATGATGAAAATAAAGCATTAGCACAAGAACAAATAGATAAACAAACATTAGAAACTGGTCGTGAATTATCATACAACGAAAGACAATATATATTTAAACAAGCATTTAATAAACAATATTACGAATCACAAGAAGAGCGTGATTATTGGGATGCACGCTCACAAATGATGGCTCGTTTAGATTTTGCTAATCAAGGATTAGACCCAAATACTGCTACAGATGCTGACCGTGCCGATAATTTACACATGGATTTAGCTCAATATTATGAATATATAGGAACATTACCAAGAAACAACCAAGTCTTTTTTAATCCTGACGAGTATAAAGATGATTTAGTTAAAGAAGCAGAAGAACAAATAGATGATGGAGCTATTAATATTGAAAGTGATGATAGAGAAGAAGAAAGAATGATTAATGCTGATAGAGCAAATGCGAGAGGAGATGATGGACTTTATGATAATATAATATCAGGTTCGTATGATACTAATATTGATGTTGGTGGTGGTAATCCTTAATAGCGCTCAAAGAGGAGCGCACCCTCTTTCTTTTGGCTCAACAGGGGAATTTATTCCCCAAACCCCTTTTGTCGTATCTTTTTCTAAAAGATACTTTTTAAAAGGTTGAATAGCATAATTCAGGTCTTAATTGACATATGCTTTTTTTAAATGGATCTTCGCTATATTCTGTTTTAAATGTTGTTTGTTTTATTTTTTGTGGATACATTTTAGTTAATGACTTTGTAACGCTTTCACGAATAGGTTTTAACTTTTCTTTAACAGGTTCTAAATAATTAGAAGGGTCGTGACTACCTGTAAAATATTTTTTATTAACATCTTTAGTCTTAACAATTCTAATATTCTTTTCAGTAAATTTAGATGTATTACTTAATAAATCAAAAGTATCTGTAAAATAAAACTTTGCAGTGCTTGGGGCAGTACCTAATTTCTTTTCTATGTATGGTTCTAATGGAGATGCTCCAGCACTAAATACAACTGCTTTTTCATTATATCTATCACCAATATATCTTGCGACTGTTCCGCCTAATGAATGACCTGTTAAATTAACTTCATAATCAGGATATTGTTCTTTTACTTTTTTAAATATATTTTCACCAGTTCTAAAGCGACTAGGGACATAAGATAATATAGGAGTTTCTGCTAATCCAGCAGCTATTTCAATATCAGCAATATCATCAGCAATATTTGTTAATGTGGAGTCTGTGCCTCTAAATGCTATTACTATTTTTCGTTGTTCTTCATTAATAGCAGTTACATATTCAGGGTCTGTTAAATCTTCAACAATATTATAACCAATATTATATTCATCTATCATCTTTTGAGTTTCTTTTGTATCACCAGTTTTATAATTTTCATAGGCTGCTTTACTTAATACTGCTAATGGTTTATCTTCCATATCTACACTATCTTGAACTGGTGTATTGTATCCTATAGATTTTACAACTGATGTTAAAAATGATGTAGCAATATCAACAGCAATAGGAAGACTTGAAGAAGATGAATTACCTCCAGTTAGATTTTCTACTCGCTCTTGTATGTTCGCCATTTATATAGGGGGATAAAAAAAATCCCCCAAACCCCCATAAAAGCGAGTGTGCGACGCTTCGCACTAAATATTAAATAAAAGTATTTAAAAAAATAATATTTAAGTTAATATATAAGTAATGAAGTGCTCAAAGGGGAGCACACCCCCTAATACCGAGTGCGGAACGGTTTCCGCTTTAGTTAGTGATTTTAAAAATCAGTCGCCACATGTTAAGAAGAATATTAATAAAACTCATAGTGCATTATTAGATGAACTTGATAATTTAGAATTACTTATTAAGAGATATGATTTTGAGTTAGAATTTCCAAAACTAATCACAACAACAACACGAATTAAAATTATTAAAGATTTAATTATTTTATTCAGTTATTTTAAAAATAAAGATACTTTAGCAATTCCTAGTGAAGATAAAAGTAAATTATTAAATACTCTTAAAATTTGTAATAAAAGAATAAAACTACATTTATATCAGTTAAAAATATTAGTTCCAACTGAAGTTCCAAGTAACATTGAATATTTTGGAATGATTGTAAAAATATGTTTAACAATATTATTAAAAATTAATTAAATAATAAAATTGATTTAAATAATATTTAAGTATATTATATAGTGTATATATATAAGTAATGGTAAATACAACAACATATAGAAAAGACTTTACTGATGAAGAGCGTATTGCTTACAATAAATATATGGTTTCAAGGATGCAGGTGTTTAGAAAGACAGAACATGGAAGACAAGTAGTAAATGCTAATAATAGAAAAGCGTATTATAAAAGAAAAGCAAAATTATTAGAAGAAAAAGAAAATGAAAAAATAGAAATTAATGTTTAGGAATAATTTGAAATTTATTTTTTATATTTATTTAGGAAAAAATAAATATAAATTAATTAAAAAACTTATATATTATAAATTAAAATTGATTTAAAAACAAAATTAAAATATAATATATAAGTTATATATAAAATGACAAAACTAAAAACCATTTACAAAGAACTCGGCATTAAGTATGATTTAAGAGAAGCTAGAAAGTATTTAAAAGTTGATAAAAAACTACCTCGTTTAGAGGTTAATAGACTATTAAAAGAAAAATATAATGAGGAGAATCCAAGTGGATATATTTATACATTATATGGAACAGCATATAGTGTAAGATTAGATAAGAAGAAAAAAGAATATGTAATCACATCTCCGCAAAAAATTAGTATCACATTTTATAAAGATGGTAAAAGAAAAGCATATAGAGTAAATGAATGCTCTGTAAAAGTAAATGTATCAAAAGATGTTGCTACTAATTACACAGCAATTAGTTTAGCAGATTTTGTTGATAGTAATATATATTGTAATGTTCCAAAAGACGCAAAAGAAACATTAACACAAGAAGGTTTAGGAAGTGAAAAAGTTATTGATGTATTTAGAATTAGTGCAAAAGCAACAAGAAGGTTTAATGTTAATGAAGAAGAAACAATATTATTTAATTCTAATGTTTTATTACCTCATCATCAGTTTAATAATTTTAAAGATAGTGGAGAAAATAAATGTGTTCCTGAAACATTATTACATCATATTAAATTAAATAATAGAAATAAGAAAGTTACATTACAAAATGTAATTGATAAATTAAATGAATATGATGGTAAATGTGATGGTTATGATAGTGATGACGAATTCATACCACGAGAGGATTGTGAATGGGAGAACCCTGAAGGATCTATTGAAGATGGAACATGTGGTTATTCAGCAAGTGCTATAATTAAATATTTAATAGAATTAAATATTCGTGGGCGATTAGTTGATATTAATATGAATCAGTTTTTACATACAAATAATTTTGATGATTACGATAAACATACAAAAGTCTTTCTAGGTCTTTGCTATGATAATCATTTATATTATTGTGATAATCAAGAATTAATTACATCATTCGGTCATAAATTAGCACAAGGCGTTAAGGGTTCTTTTGAACATATAGTATATGATAGAAAAGTAGAAGAAAAAAAATATACAAAAGAATACATTGAAACAAATGATTTAGCTTGGATGTTTAAAGAACAATTTTTAGTAGATAATACAATTAGACAAATCAAAACATATAATGGTAAAATAGTGCAAATCAATTATCCAGATAAACAAGTTATTGCTAATAGTGATTTAACAATAATGAAAGAAATTAAAGGTGAGGATTTTGATAATGAAAATCTTACTAATTTTGGACTAAAATTATTTAATGAGTTCATTGATGAACCGCATACTAAAAGCGAGTTCAATCACGAAGTACTAAAACTATTAACAAAACATGGAAATATTGTTAAGATGGTAAATGAAGAAACACAAGGCAAAATATTAGAAATTGATATTAATAAATGTAGAACAGATTGTTTAATGAATAATAGACTTGGATGCTATGAAGTATTTGGTTGTCATAATGATATTAAGGATTATGACGGCAAAATTAAAAAGGGATTGTATTTTATTAATACAACTGATACAACTTTATTTATGCGTGGTAATTGTTGGTATAGTGGTGATTTTCTAAAATATGCTATTAAGCATAATATAGCATTTACTATTACTCATCAATTATTATGTAATAAATTATTAGATGCAAATTATTTTAAAAAATATGTTACTGATGTTGTAGAAAAATATCCAAATCATTATAAGCATATTATCAATAATTTTATTGGTCGTTTAGGTAAGACAGAAACAAATTTTACTAGTGGATATGTTGAGACTGATTTTGACAAAGCATGTCAAGCATTTTATGCTAGTGATAATTATGGAGTATTATATGAAGATAAATTAGATGAGAAAAAAATCAAATCATTAAAAGGTAAAATATCAAATGTAGATGTTATGGAAATTGCTGATAATAAAAAACTATATGTTGTTGAAGTCAATAATTTTAAAACAGAATTAAATAACGATATGCCTATTTATAATAAAGTATTAGAAAATGAGTATATTAGATTATATGAGTTGATTAATAAAGTAGGTGGTAATTTAATCAAAATATCAACAGATGCTATTAGTGTTGATGGAAATTATAATATGGCTAATATTAAATTTAGCGATGCTATTGGTGGTTATAAATATTGTTACATTGAAAATGTAGCACCAAGACAATCTCATTATGACATGACTAAAACATTAGATTTAAATACAGAAATAAAATGGAACATCACACAAGAAACAAAGGATGGTGTAACATATCCAAGCGGATCATTCTTAATGACTGCACTTGCTGGATTTGGCAAGTCATATTACATTAAACAATTAGATTGTTTTAATGATGACAAAACATTACGATTAGGATTTACTAATTGTTCTGTTGCTAATATAGAAACAGATGAAGCATTAGCAAATACATTTCATAGTTATTTTGGTATTGATTATAAAACAACAAAAGTTAATCAAAAAAAAATCAATAATTTAAAAAACATTAATACAATTATTATTACAGAAATCTTTATGACACCAAAAGTAATTATGAATATTTTAATTAACATTAAAAAATCATTTCCAAATATTAGATTTATTTGTGAAGGCGACCCAGAACAAAATCGTGCAGTAATGGAAGAACATATTGATTGGATTAATACAACATTATTACATAGTTTATGTGACGGTAACATGATTAAACTAACCATCAATAAAAGAAACAATGAAACAGAGAACTATCATAAGATTATTAATGGAAAGCCATTAGATGCAAAATATCATCAGTTTAGAAATCCTCTAAATTTAAACATTACAAGAACAAACATTAAGCGAAAAGAATTAAACGAGTATATGATGAATAAACAAACAGTAACTAATCATATAATATTATATGATGAAATGGAGCACTATGAAAAAGGTCAAGATGTATATTTAAATAGCGACACGCCTATTATGGCAATAAGAACAATCAAGGATAAGCTACGAAATGGAAAGATGTATAAGATTACAGGTTTTGATATCATTGACGATGAATCGGGTGTATATGTTGAAGGTGAGTTTTACAATGATGATTTATTTATGAAGACCTTTGTAGTTGCTTATGCTTGCACCGGTCATAAGATACAAGGATTAACAATAAAAGAAGATTACAATATATATGAATGGAAGATGATGACACCACGAGAACGCTATACAGCCTTTAGTCGGTGTATTAATGGAGATAATGTAAGAATTATCTCATAAGTCTTGCGCTCAAAGAGGAGCGCACCCTCTATTTAGTTTTGGTTCAACCTTTCCTAAAGGTTGAAATAAGTCTAATAAAAGGATAAAAAAAAAAGTAATGAGAAATATTTTTTGTAAATTTAGAGAAAAGGGGGGGCAAAAAAAATATGACCTTATAGCGGTTAAACCGAACCGCATACGGAGAAAAAATTAAGAGCATAAAATAAGGTGTCAATTTTTTTTATATATTTTATTTTATTAGAGCATAATGCTCTCATAAAATAAAATGAGACCTTATAAGGGATAAAATATTTATTTTTATTATTTTTTTTGTTATGAGGAGCGAGTAGAGAAAAGAAGAGGATACATTTTGGGGGGGTGCGTCTCATCA